GAAAGCGCGGTTATGCCAAGCGTAAAGTAAGCCGCACATACTACGTATCACGTGGCGGAATTAGACTATAACAATTGGGGGTTAGTCACCCCCATTAATTAATTTTTAAAAACAAAACAAAAACACAATGGGAAAAAATTTATTCAATTCTATTAAGTTACAAAGACCAAAAAAGAACGTCTTTGACCTTACGCATGACGTGAAATTAAGTGCAGATATGGGAAATCTGACACCGATATTAACATTAGAATGTGTACCTGGAGACAAGTTTGAATTAGGTTGTGAAAGTCTTATTAGATTTGCACCAATGATAGCACCAGTTATGCACAGAATGGATGTAACTATGCATTATTTTTTTGTACCTAATCGTATATTATGGTCAAATTGGGAAAAGTTTATTACAGATGCAAATAGTGGTATTGTTGCTCCATATATTAATTATGCAAATAATACGTTTTTCAATGCACGTTCAAAATTTATAGATTATATGGGTGTTCCTCCCGTACCTATTGGAGGAGTACCACAAAATATTAATGCTTTACCCTTTGCTGCATATCAATGTATATATAACGAATATTATCGTGATCAAAACCTTGTTCTTCCAGTAGATTATAAATTAATTGATGGTAATCAATTTGACGGAACAACAACTAAATTGGAAAATTTATTACAATTTAGAAAAAGAGCTTGGGAACATGATTATTTCACTGCTTCATTACCTTTTGCACAAAAAGGACAAGCAGTAGATATTCCTTTAGGTACTATTGAAGTTCCTTGGACTAAAATTAAAGGTAAAACACAAGATGGAGGTGATAGTAATGTACTTTCTGTTACTTCTGGTCAAACATATGATGTTGATCCTGGTGTACCATCACCTTTATCATCAGGTTTATATGTTCCTCAAATTAATGCAGATGTTGAACCTACAACTATTAATGATTTGCGTCGTGCTTTTAGATTACAAGAATGGTTAGAAAAAAATGCACGTGGTGGTACTCGTTATATTGAAAACATTTTAACACATTTTGGTGTTAGAAGTAGCGATAAACGTTTACAAAGACCTGAATATATTACAGGTGTTAAAACACCTGTTGTTATTTCTGAAATTGTAAACACTACTGGTGCAGTAGATGGTTTACCACAAGGAAATATGTCTGGACATGGTATGTCTGTTTCAAGTGGAAAAAGTGGATCATATTATTGTGAAGAGCATGGATATATTATTGGAATTATGTCAGTAATGCCAAAAACTGCTTATCAACAGGGTATTCCTAAAACTTTCTTGAAAAATGACACATTAGATTACTACTGGCCTTCATTTGCAAATATTGGTGAACAACCAGTAACTAATAATGAAATTTATGCTTATACATCTAATTCTGAAGATACATTTGGTTATGTACCTAGGTATAGTGAATATAAGTATATGCCAAGTAGAGTAGCAGGTGATTTTCGAACAACTCTAGATTATTGGCATTTAGGAAGAATATTTGATACTCAACCAACTTTATCAACTTCGTTTGTAGAATGTAATCCTACCAAAAGGATATTTGCAGTTGATGATCCAAGTGGAGACAGTTTATATTGTCATGTATTAAATAAAATTAAAGCAATAAGACCTATGCCGAAATATGGTACTCCAATGTTTTAGTTATGAGTAGCAGATGTATAACTCCTTTTTACAAAAAAGAGAAGTTTAAAGGTGAAAATATACCATTTCCATGCGGAAAATGTCCCCCCTGCAAAAAACGTAGAACAAGTGGTTGGTCGTTTAGATTGATGAAAGAAGAAGAGCGGAGTAAATCCGCTCTTTTTGTAACATTAACTTATGATACACAATATGTGCCAATAACTAAAAATGGTTATATGACTTTAGATTTAAAAGATTTACAAAAATTTTTTAAAAGATTAAGAAAATTAGAAAATGAAAAACTTAAATATTATGCAGTGGGTGAATATGGTTCTACTAAAAAGCGGCCGCATTATCATGTTATTCTTTTTAACGCTAATAGAGACAACATTCCTCGTGCTTGGGCTCTTAATAATAAGTCTATTGGTGCTTATCATATTGGCAATGTTAGTGATGCCTCTGTCGGTTATACGTTAAAATACATGTCTAAAAATTCACAAATTCCTGTTCATCAAAATGATGACAGAAAAAAGGAATTTAGTGTAATGAGTAAAGGCTTAGGAAGTAATTATTTAACAAATCAAATGATAAATTGGCATAAACAATTACTAGAGGAACGAATGTACGTTCCTATTAAAGACGGAAAAAAAATAGCTATGCCAAGATATTATAAGGATAAAATGTATAATGATGAAGAAAAGGATAAAATTAATCAATATATGGCTAAAATAATAGAACAAAAAGATTTGGAAATCTCAAAAGAGTTTTCCAGTTTTACAGAACAAGAAAAAGTACTATCAGAGCGTCATATTTTTGCATTTAAGAAAATGCATAAAATCGCTGAATTAGAAAGAAAAACAAATTTTTTATGAAAATTAGAAACATTTTTAACGCTATTGAATTTAATGATAATGAAAAGGATTTTAGTCCTTCATTAACAGTACCCGATCAAGCTTTGACAGTTAGACAAATTTTAGAAAGATATGCTAATGGATTACCTTTAGGTGGTACAAATGAACCTATTTGGGAAGGTGAAGAAGGTGATGGTATTGATCCTCGCAGACTCGATTTAGCAGAAAGGCAAGAACTTGAAATAGCTGCTCGTCAGGAACTTGCTGAAATCGAAGAGCGTTTAAAGAGCAAAAAAGTAGAAAAAATCAAGGGTAAACTTACCCCTGAACAGATTCAAGACATTGAATCACAAGATGTTGAAAACATCAAAGATTAGGGAAATAGGGTCGTGCAAGTTTACTTGCATGGCCATATTTACCAAGACAAGCGCA